GCTCGCGAACAATGTCAGACCTGACACCGCGCACCTCGTCTCTTGTGAGCGTCTGGGTAGCGCCAGCTTCGACGTACCTTCTGCGTGCGTTCTGAATCGCCTGCCTAGCGCTCGCAATGTCACTATTCAGCGACCTTTGCGCTTGCTCTGCGTTGATCAGCGAACGTATGTAGGCATCCATCGTCGCAGCAAATTGCCCGCGACGCCTTTCGTCAGCCGAGGTTCCGCCCAACGCTTCATAAGAAACCTGGGCCATCAGCCGAGAGTCATTCAAGGACGCGCTTACCGGGCGTCGCTGTTCACGGCGGAAGGGTGGTCCGGCGGGCGGAAGTAAGCCGAATGGCGTGAAGCCGCCACCACTGCCGCCGCCCTGGCCGCCTCGACCATCACCGCCCGCCCCGCTGCCGCCACCGGAGTTTCCCTGCCCAAGCGACTGCCGCAACCGATCGACCACCCCAGAGGCAAACGAGCCGGCATCTCTCAGCGCATCCGAAATACGCTCAAGCGGTGAGAACGCAAGCCCGGCTTCGCGACCAAGGTTTCTAATCTCCCCGCCCAATAAGTCGAAATCGCCGAACACACCGGCAGCCTGATCAGTCGCCAACCCCGCAAGATCGGTCGTCACCATGTTTCGCGGCAGCGCCCTGAGCCTTCTAGATGAAGCAGCGGGCGTCCTGGTGACCGCTGCCATCCGATCCATTAGCTCATTCCAGTTTGGCTCCATGTATGGCTGCGAACTTTGCGTGTAAGCAGCGGAAAGCGTAGGAAGCCCCCTGCTGACTGGCCGCATGTTTCGCGGCATTTGCATGGACAGCTTTAATCCATCAATTCGACCAGTTATGTTTTTGATAACACTTTCATCAACCTCACGCAGCAACCGCTCCACCTCCACGACCATGCCCTGTGGTGACATGCCCTTCGGAGTGTTGCCGCCAAGCGCCTTGATGTATCGTTGCGCCAGGGACTGATTGATCCCGCCTGGTGACTGCGGGCGCTGCACTCGTTCCCGGAACCGCTCGGTGAGGCCCTGCCTGGCGGCGCTCTGCCGCGCACCAGCGACTGCATCGCTGTAGAGCTTGCCCGTCAGGCCGCCAGCCATAGCCTCGCCTGCACGCCTGGCGATGCCCTCAGGGGAGGCCCCACTGGGCGCCTTCGGCCCACTGGGCGGCACTGGCGGACGCCCACCAGCACGACCGCCACCCGGGGGGTTCCTGTAGTCGTATTCTACATTGATTGTGTATTGTTTGCTGACAAGTCGCCTGAGATCATCACCCAGTCTTTCGACTTGAACTCTCGCCGTTTTAACGGATGTGTCATTTACATTCAGCCGCCAATTCCTTCGCTGGAACTGACGGCTAATCAGATCAAGTTCATTGTTGATAGACTTTCTGTCTATCTTGGCGTTGAGCCTAACGGTAGCAGCATTGCCACCTATCCGAGAAACCGCAGAAGCAAGACTGAGCGCCCGCGTTTCAATGGCGGACATTTGATTGGCGAGTTTGCCAAGCGTTTCAGCGCCAGAGACGCGAAGACGTATTGACGTGCCGGAAAGCCGATCTGCGTTATCCGCCGCGCTTTCAAGCGCCCCGCTTGCGCTCAGGACCTGAGGGAGTCCCTGGACTGATAGCCGTATTCTCCCCTCGTAATCAGCCACGCTTCGCCCCAGGGCCGGTGCCCCACCCTAGCGCCTCCTGGATCGGCGGGCAGGCGGGGCCGGCGCCTTGGTCGGCTGGGGGATCTGATCCGCGAGGATGTCGAAGTATGCCGCCAGTAGAATGATGTCGTCCTTTGTTGCATTGCGCTTGAGCTGAGAAGGCGTCATTCCCAGCTCCTTGCACAAATGCAGACGAATCATCAAGGACGGATCATTCTTGATCGCCTCCTTTATCGCTTTTGGGATCTTCGCCTGCCAGCACGCCTCCGTTGTCGATCAGCGCAATCATCATCTGTTGCAGATCGGCCTTGGCGAACTCTTGGCGCAACATGCCAAGATCGGCAATGTTGAACATTTTGGAACCGTCCTCGTACTCGGCTTTGTTGACGAGCACGCGGTAGCCGTAAGCGTTGGGGCGCTTGTCGTTTTCGACGGCTTCACGAATCTTCTCGTCTTCGGCCTCGCTAAGAGGAATGAAGTACATCTCGATCACCTCGCCAGTGCTAAACGTGATCTCAGCTCTCCGACGCTGGCGCGTCTTCTTCAGTTGCTCCTTGACGTTCTTGGCCACGAGATGGGGGCGAAAGCCGAATCATACCACAATGGCAAGCACAAAAAAGCGGGGCCGAAGCCCCGCCGCTGACTGTTTGCGTTTGCTCAGAAGGTGAGGCCGAACAGGTGGGTCGGCTGGCCGGAGATACGGAAGTTAATAGAAAGCTCAGTAGGGGTTTCCTCCTGAGAGATCCCGGTGTCGAACCCGAGCAAGTTGATCGGAAATTCGCCGTAGAGCGAAGCGGCGTCGTCAACGGTTGCGCCACCGACAGCAGCGACAGCATTGAAGTACGCCTTCAAGGTGGCACCGCCCTGATCAGTGAACAGCACGCCTTGAACGATCCGGTTATTGAAGGCGGACAGTTCCGGAATGAGCCGAAGGGTGAGAGTGCCGCTGCCATCAGCGAAGCCAGGTTGGAAGGAGCGGAACTGGGCGAGCTTAGGGCCGCTTCCGGTGCTGGCCGGCTTGCAGGGAATCGCGGTGCGATCAATCTCGCCTCGGGTCAGCGTCAGCGTAAGGTTTGGCACCTCGCACATGGCGAGCGCGGCTGCAAAGCTCATTTCGATATGATTGCCGGCGCCAGGGGTGTCGGCAGTACCGGAACCGCCATCGCCATTCAGCGCAATAGCGGCGCCGCCCTGTGTGGCCGAAATACTAACCTTGTCAAGCGAAGGCCGGGTCTTGATGTAATAAATCGTGCCAGCAGTCAGGGCAGAGTCAAGGTTTCCCGTTCCTTCCTCGCTGAAAGTAATCGGATCGCCTACGCGAAAATCAGAGCTGGACGGAATTGCGATCAGCGAAAAGATGGCAGGCGAGACGGGCTCAGGAAAATCGGTGAAGTCCTTTAGGCACGCGAGGGTAGCCGGGGGCTTCATGGTGATCATGCCATCCTGACCAGTCAGGACGGAGGTTTGGCCGCAGTCAAGGACGGGCATCGGAGAGCGCCGGCCCGTGGCCGGGTGATAGCGTCAGCCCTCAGTCTACGGCACAGGCTTGGCGCGGGCCAGGAACGGGATAGAGAATCGGGTGAAGTGGTGGGGCTTGCGCTCCTGCTGGGCCTGGATCGGCCCGGTGACTGGCCCCACTCGGGCGATGATCTCCTGATCTGCCGGCGGGACTGGGCCATTCAGGGCGGACAGCGCTGCGATGATGGGCGAAGCGATCTCGATTCCACGACCGGGGCCGGTGTTCTTGCGCGTGAAAATCTCGCACACGAGAGAACCGCGAACGTTCCACTGTGCCGGAGCGCCTATAACGCCGTCTTGAATCAAGCCGAAGTTGACGTAAACAAGACAGTATTCGCTTAGCGAGTCAAAGTCCACCGCCGACTGATTCTCGACAAATGTTGGCACAGGATCTGTGGCGTCAATAACGATTCGCTCATAGATGCCACGGATTTTCTGGAGTGGGATCATTTCAGTTCACCGGGCGAATGAAGCCAGCGCGGGCGCCACGCTTGAAAGCGGCAGCAAAAGCGCCACCGCCCATATGGGTATCGTACCAATGAAGCGGCGCCGTGCTACGATTGTTGCCCTTGCCTGGCTTGATGTTGCCCCTAATACGCATTTGGCGTGTGCCTCTTGCTACAATTTGCCCCTTGGGCGGCTCGGTTGCTGCGAAGTCTCCCGGAATCAAGTCCATGGCCTCCTGCGCGTAGGGAGAGGAGTTGCCGATCAGTAGCTCGATCCTGCCAACATTGGATGGCGATATTGACGTGAAGCGCCCCCTAGCGTCGCGTCCCTGTATCTTAAGCAGTGGGATATTGAAAAGGTTGTACTTCCCGCCTTCCCCGCGGGCCTTAACTCCCCTTTGGCCGTTTGCGGTTTCGACGTACCACTGATTCCTGAACTCGCCACCCCAGTTCGGGCTCTCTGCGCCAAGGCCATTCAATACTTCTTTTGCAGAATTGCGCAAAGCATTTACGGCAGCGGCCTTAACGTCCTCGGACATTCGGCCGATGTCGTTCCTGCCTCCCCTGCGCGACGTGCGCCGTCTCGCCATCACTCCGCCCTCGCTGTGACCTTGCTAGCATACATGCTAAACTGCGCACTCCCAGCGCCGGAGCCTTGTATAATTATGGCCCTGCCGTCAAGCGTTGTGATAGCTTTGCCATCAAGCGTTGTCAGATAAATCGCCTCCGAAGAAGGCTCGCCGCCACTGCCGTAGGTTGGGTCAATGGCGATGATCTTCCATCGCTTCCCTAGATACTGCAAGCGATCATTCGTAGTGATGGCCCAGGGAACCGTCTCGTGATCAATCCACGCCTCAACTTGATGCCCCTGTTGAACACCGTCGCGTTCACCCTGCATTGACTTAACAACGGCGCCCGCAGCAGGGATCACAGTTTCCGTGACGGTGATTGTGCCGGTTTCTTCGTCGTACTGCCCAGGCGCTATACGAATATAGGAAAGCGCCTGCGAGCGAAAGCGATCCACAAGCCGCTTGGCGAGTGGTCCGGCCCAGGCGTCTTGGGGGCTGTTCATTTATCCCCTGAAGATCGGGACAAGCGATTCTTCGCGCCTCTCGATCCAGCAGCCGATTAAGTCAAGCAGCCATGGATACAGGCGCAATACCGTTGGCGAATACCTACCTACACGCCCATCACCAGGAAGCACGCGAGGGCTTCGCATACTGGTGGGAGAGAAGTACCATTGCTCAAGATCGCCCAGCTTCTCCCTTGAGACAACTGGCTTGGGCAGTTGATCCGGGGCGCCGAATACTGCCGTGCTATCATTGAACAGCACCAGCGCCAGCTCCGAAGCGGCAGCGGTGTAACTGTCGGCAAGCTCCCTGCCGCAGCAGGTTTCCTCGTCCGTGCACCATCGAAGGGTGCGCAGGGAGTCCTGAGCGGAGCGGAGCGCCTGGGTCTTCTGCTCGGTCGTCAGCGCCTCCCAGGTGGCCGCCTTGAGCGTGGAGGCCATATAGACGTCCGCGTCAGCCACTTCGATCAGCTCGGGCGGGGTGCAGTTGCACACGGGCTCGCCGGCCCCGCTGGGAGGGTAGACGTAGGGCTCAGCCAGGCGGCGATGCCACCAGCGGGTACCCACGATCAGACTCCGATGACGCGCCAGGCGGTGCCGTTGTACCAGACCAGTGCCTTTGCGGAGCCGCCCCCGGTGGGCGCAGAGCCGGCAGTGGGAGAGGTGGCGTCGGTGACGTATCGGATCATGCCCAAGGCGGGAGGGCTGGGCAGGGTGGCGACGGTCACGCCCGCCTGAAGGTCCAGGGCGCCTTTCTTGGCCTTGAGAGAATTGAAGGAAGCCATCTCGTGAGATGCGGGGCTCAGCCCCCAGTGTAGCCTCAAAGCGGCACGAAAAAAAGGGGGGCTTTCGCCCCCTCCTCTGCTTCGGGTGCATCCCATGAGACACCCAGAGCCCACAACCGCAATCGGACCGTAGCTCAGATCGTCCCGCCGTAGGGCGAGTTGCAGATCAGGCGCACAGCCGGAATAAGCCGAGGCTCGCTATAGGCGAGGACGTAATTAGAGCCGGTGGCGAGCTGCGCGTTCGTCGGGTTGTCGAAGCTGGCATTCCAGGAAGTGCCGGGAACGTGCTGGACGTGGTGATAGTCGATCACGATGC